ATACGAGTTCCAGAATATGCTCTAGTGATTACGAAGTCTCCTTCTTTACACCAAGGCCCTGTTGGGAATCTGTCCTTATCTGCATAAGCCATATCTCCCATTTTCATAACAAATAAAACAACCGTTGAATGTTCTTCAATGTTTCTTGTTTTATCTGCTTTAATTAAACCACTTTCATACTTGTCATCCACGCTAGGTACAGCACATAAAATGCGGTAGCCCTTGACTTCAGGTAATTGAGTCGGTTTTGTTTCTTCTGCAGGAGCTTCCTCCTTTTTACTGCTGATTGGTTTGCCATCAAGCGTGACAATATCTTTTTTAAGTGTTGCGATTTCACTCATCATCTCCCCTTTCTATATTTTTTGCAAGGTCGGCGAGTAAACCTTGTACTATATCAAAGCCTCGGATAATCCCACATGCATGCATGTATTGGGCGTGTTCTTCAGCTCTGCCCATCGCCAAGTCTTCAACAAATATTGCGCGTTCTTCTGCGATTTTATTTGCAACGACTTTAATCTCATCTAACGTCATTTATTCCCCTTTCGTAGGTTTTTGTTTTAATCCAATTTCTTGTTGCTTCTGCGCATTTTGCATGCCCATCTGAACTCCTTTAGCTAAATCTTCCATTTGGGTTTTTTCTCTATCTACCATCATTTGAGTTGCTTTTAGTTTTTCGTTAGATTCAGATTTAGTTAAATCGGCTTCAATCTTAGCTCCTTCTAGTTCAACTTTAGACATAAGCTCGTTAAGCTTAATTTGAGTATCAGCATCCAATCTGGCTTTTTCAAGTTCAAGTCTGGCTTTATCAATTTCAATGTCAGCCATAGTTTTTTGAGATTTAACTTGAGATTCTTGTTGTTTAATAGCAAGTTCTTGCTGTTGCATTTGGATAAGTGGGTCTTGTTGCTGTTGCGCAATTTGTTGTTGCTGAATATCCGCTTGATTCTTAGCAAGTAATTGTTCGCCTGCTTTTGCAACCAACCTTGATACATCCACTTCAATGTCTTCAGGAAGTGTTTCATCAGGTTTAGGTAGAGGTGCACCCAACTGTTGTTCAAGTTGATAACGATATTGAAATGCTAAATGTTCTGCTAAGTGAGCCTCTAATGCCGCAGTAATTTGAGCAGCTTTAGGACCCTGACCAATAACCTGTGCAATCATTGGGTCATTCTTAAATGACATATGGGTTGCAATGTGTGCCGCGTGGTCTTGATAAATAAATGCTTTAACGGGTTTAGCGTTAAGCATATTCATATTTTCTGATACTGGGTCAACAGGTTTAGCTTCATCTTTATTAGGAATTAATTTATTAATATTTTTAACGCCTAACACTTCTAGCATCTGACGATTAAGTTCTGGTAAATCATAGATACCAGGATTCTGTGCTGCTAATTGCATCACTGCTTGATACTGCACAACTTTCTGCGACATAGTTGCAGCATTGGGGTCTGATACAGGAATGACTTCTACTAAATCGTAGTCTTCACGTTTAGCATCTCTTGAGCCAGTAGCAGGTTCATATGAATAGTCTGCAGGGGTGTAGTCCCTTATGATAGTTTTAAGCAATTTAAATTCTTGCTTCATTGCGTAATGGATACGACTTTGTACTGCAGACATAACTTTTAATGTACGCTCTAAGATAGCAAGAGTTGTACCTACTGGAGCTTGGGCAGACATATCTGAAACTTTTAAATCAGCTGCTGAAGCAAAGCGTCTGCCTTCTTCAATAATCTGATTCATTAACATACTAAGAACTTGAGAGGGTTCTTTGTATGGTAGAGTCATGATGTTATCTCTAATTGTTCCTGATGGAACATCAACATCTCTAAACTCTGCAGGAGAAATTGGTGTATCATCTCCTTTAATTCTTAAGCCCCGTGCTTTAAACCCACCAGGGAGATTTGATAATGTACCCGCGTCTACCAATTGTCGTAATATCATTGTGCCTGATTTTGCAAACGCGCCTATTAGATGGATTAAACCAAAATGATAAAAACCAAATCCTGGTACATAACCATAATGAACAAAGTGTTGGCGTTTTTGTTTAGTATCATCATCTGGGTTCCAGTTACGTCTAATAGATAAAATGGTTGATGTAGATTTTTCAATGGTTACAACATAAGGTAAAGCAATACCTGTCTTCTTACCATCGTCTTCATCTTCATATCCTTCTAAGTCAAGGTCAACATGCATCTCAAGAAGTTTCCAACGGTCATCTGTGGTGGCACTAAAGCCCATCTTCTCTGCAATCTTTTTCTCAACTTCATCTAAGTCATAAGTCGGCTCACCTAAGTCAACATCTTTATAAAATCCAGCTACTTGTAATTTACGTAATTCATTTTCTGTCTTACGCATCACATGAGTAACACGTTCTGCAGATTCTAAACTAGAAGCACCGTATGGCACGACAATGTCTTCAGCAGGAATATACATAGAAACTTGTCGTTCTAAACTTGGGTCATAATAAACTTTTTTAAACGCATTACCTGCTAGACCTAAACCCCATAACATTCTTTCATGTTCAGGTCTATACTCAACCATTTTCTCAGTCAATTGAAAGTTCATGTTCTCTTGAACACGAGCAGACGCTTTTTTATTTTCATCCGTTTCTTTACCAATGATTTGAGTTTTGACTGGTCCGGCAGCGGGGAATGTTTCAGTCATTGTTTCTGCCTGAAACTTAACAAGTGTTTCAGTTAGTAGTGGGTGATATACATTACAAGCACCTTCCCAAGGCTCACTTCTATCTTCTAGTTTTAAACCTAAAAGTTCTAACCCATCAACATAGGTATCTAACCAATCTTTTCTTGAGGAAATATCACCTTCATAATCACCTATTAAGTCGCTTGCTAAATTTTCAAGAAGAGACTCCTCCATATCTTCAGCCAAGTTTTTATTAAACTCATCATCCTCTTCTTCATCAGGGTCAATTTCTATTTCTAAACCCCCTGCACGAATAGTAACTTCTTCTGGGTCTTCAATTTCAATTTCTAAATCTGGTTCTTCCATCGCTAATTCTTCCATGCCTACTGGAGCAGCGTAAAGTCCCTTATCTATGTTATTTATATCTTGTGCCATAATTTATCCTAAATTGCGTACAGTCTTTTTTGCCCTGTACTTCTAAAGTATTGAATATCATCTTCTTCATCAGAGGGTAATCTAATAAAGCCTCCTTGTCTAAATCGCATAAGTGCTAAAGTTGTTGCATCGACCAAGTCATCGTTTGCTCCCGATGGAAAGTCATTACACTCCTCAATTACTTCATGTGCCCAGCGTTTATCTGGAGCCCATACAATGCCAGACCTAAATAAATCAGATACTGCATTGACTCGACTAATTTTATCCTGTCCTTTACCTGGTGTAAACTCACCGACGGGAATACCCATCCGTCTGAACTCTTGATAAAGTGCAGCACCATTAGATTTTTTCTCTACAATAAATGAATCAGGTTCCCAATCTTTATATTCTTGAATACAAAGTTCTTTAAGTTCTGGAAATTCTAATCGTTGTTTTACTGCATTAAGTAGTATTATATTATAATTATCTGTTTCTTCGTTAAGAAATACGCCCCACGTAGTCAAAGCATTATAGTCTGCCCTATTATTAGCCTCTTGAGCAGCATCAAGTGTCATGATAATAAACTCACAAGGGGGAGGATTTTCTTCCTCCCACGTATTCCACCACTCTCTTTTAATTAACGCCCCTTCTTCTGATACAGGGTTTTGCATATACTGAGCGTTCCAGTAGCGTATGTCAATCGCTGCGCGTCGAGATTGTAATTCTTTTATATCCCAAAACTCAGGCCATAAAGATACTTCTTCTCCATCTTTTTCTAATATTGCTGGAAACTCAACAACTTCCCAGTCATCAACATCATCATTCTTTATCATCTGATTAACAATTTGACCAGTTAAATCAAGTTTAGACCACCGAGTCATCACAACTATAATCGCTCCGCCCGGCATAAGTCGTTGTAAAGGACCAGATTGGAACCACTCCCAAGCTGGTAGAAACACGTCTGCTTTTCCGAGTTTGGCATCTTGCTCTGAATGGGGGTCATCAATAATAAACAAGTCAGCACCACGACCGGCGAGAGCGCCGCCGACACCAATAGCAAAGTATTCCCCATTATAGTTTGTACCCCAGCGAGAAGCAGATTTACTATCGGCTTGCAGCTCAACTTTAGGGAAAATATCTTTGTACGCGTCGGAGCCCACCAAGTTTCTAACACGTCGACCAAAATTAACAGCCAAGTCAGCAGTGTGTGAAGCCATAATAACTTTTTTTGCTGGGTGTTTGCCCAAAAACCAAGCAGGAGCGAGGTAAGAGATAAGTTCCGACTTCCCGTGTCGCGGAGCAATATTAACAATAACTCTTTTTCTTTTGCCTTCTGCAATTTCTTCAAATAATTTAGCCAATTTCGCATGGTGTGCCCCTACTTTATAGTCAGGATAGACATGTTTAATAAATTCAAGGAAAGTTTTACC